ATGAACAGAAAAGAAGTTCCTGGTCACGACTGGCCGCCTGAAATTATCAAAGCGCGATTGCACATGGCGGGTTTGTCATTTCGTTCTTTGTCTGTCGAGGCGGGTTACAGCAAGGATTCTTTGAAAAGCGTATTGCGTACCCCTTGCCGTCCGTACCAGCAAATTATTGCTGATGCGCTGGGTGTTACGCCGGAAGAGATCTGGCCGAGTCGTTACCAGGTAAAAAGCTACATAAGAAAGGCGTCCTGATATGTACGTTGTCGCAAAAGAACTTGTTGGAGTTCCAGGAATGCCAGCGACAACCAAAGGGATTCGCGAGGCATTACAGCGTTACACTGGCGGAGAAGGTGATTGTGCTCGTCGTCGCCCTGGCACAAAGGCCATCGAGTACAGCGTTGATTGTTTACCGGAGGTGACACAAAAAGCATTACGTGAGCGCTATGTGGCTCAGTTGATGGTCGGTGAAGCTCCACAGGAAACCGCAAAGCCAGTCGTAAGGTGTCGGCGCGATCCTGATGCGATATCACCGCTTGAGGCTTATCGGGGGTCGCCTCAGTTGATGGAGGAGCGTTTGAATGCGCTGACTGAGAATCAGCGACAGGTTGCTGATGCCAGAGCGGCGCTGGTGCGGGAGGTTTTTTTACTGGAGGACAAAGGAAATCTAGGGCGGCTTAAAGCGATTAATTATGTCGTTTCAAAGGCCCGATCGGGTGAGTTGCCCCCACTTTTGCAGGCGGCAGCGGTGACGGCCAATGCCAAACGCGGTAGCGGCAGAACAATCAGCCGAGATCCACTGTATCAGTGGGTGTTGAAGTACAGCCAGGCAAAGAATGCCGCCGAACGGCTGCTCCTGCTGGCTCCTGGCAAGCGGGAGGAAATGAAGGTAGAGGAAATTAGCTGGCTCGCTGACTTCCTGGCGGAATACCGACAGTCAAACGGTCGCCCCATGACCGAGGCTTACGAGGATTTTGTGAAAGAGTGGAATCGCCGACACGCGCAGGAGCCCTATATGTTGCAGATAATTCCCTCATACGACGCGATCCGCCGTGTGATGAAGAAATTACCGGAGGTTGTGAAGCAGAAAGGTCGCGTGACGGGCAGCGAATACAAGCAGATAGAAGGCTTTACGCGTCGTGACTGGGACGCAATGCCGGTAAATTACGTCTGGATTGGTGACGGCCACGGTATGAAGCTGAAATGTGCGCACCCGATACACGGACGCCCGTTCTCGCCGGAAGTGACCTTTGTCATTGATGGCGCGACCCGCTTTATTGTGGGCTGGAGCCTGGATTTAGCGGAAAACGTCTTTGCGGTGGCCGGTGCCATTCAGCACGGCATACGCAACCATGGCAAGCCGTTTATGTACTACTCGGATAATGGTTCCGGTGAAACCGCTGATGTGATGGATAAGGAGGTCGTCGGGATACTCCCGCGTCTTGGAGTTAGTCACCCTACAGGCATTCCCGGTAATCCGCAGGGGCGCGGCATTATCGAACGTCTCAACCGCACATTGCCGATGCGCATTGCCCGCAAGTACCGCACGTACTTCGGTAAAGGCGCTGACCGCGAGACGTTGCGTAAGACGAACCGCGATTTACGATCGGCTTTTAATGCCCTTCAAAAAGGGAAAACACTTAATGCAGTGCAGCGGGCAGCCATGCGCGATTTGCCCTCCTGGGCGGAACTGATAGAGGCGATTCGCGACGGCGTGGAGTGGTACAACAACCGTCCGCACAGCGAGTTACCAATGAAGGCCAACGGCAAGCACTACAGCCCCGCCGAGCACCGCAAAAAGCGCCTGGCGGAAGAAGATACAGAAATTGAGTTGTTGTCTGAGGTGGAGCTGCGCGACATGTTCCGTCCGATGGTGGAAAAACCGGTTCGCCGGTGTGAAATCCACTGGCTCAATAACATCTATTACGCGCCGGAGCTGCGTGACGAGCATGGCCGTAAGGTGCTTATCAGCTATGACATTCACAATGCCGAAAAAATCATTGTGCGCCGCCTGGATGGTTCCTTTATCTGTGAGGCTATCTGGAATGGCAATAAGCGCGCCGCCTTCCCGGTCAGTGCGGAATACCACAAACATCAACAGCGTATCAAAGGGATGCGTAAACGCGCCGAGGAGAAGATCCGGGATGCCGAGGGTGAAGGTATCAATGTTCTGGAGCACAAGCAGCCGGAGCCGTGGCTCGGCAATATCTATCAGCCAGTCGGCAATGTGGTGACCGTTCAGCAGGCGGGACCGGAAGAGGAAAGAGACGAACAGACTGACATTCACTTTCAGCGTGGTCTGCAACTGCTGGCTGCGCGCCAGAAGAAAGATCCGCTGGAATAGATAAAAAAATAACCCAAGCGGACACTCAGGTTATTTACGAAAAAAAATCATCAGCCATCAGGCGAGGTAAATATGACCGATATTAACGAAGTAATCAACACTATTAACACGCTTATTGCTGACGAGGTGTTCACCCAGACCACTATAGCCAAAGAGGTCGGACTTTCAGAGGCAACCCTGTCTGCCTTTCGCCGAGGGGAATACAAGGGCAATAACGCCCGTATAACCAGGACGTTGCTGTCCTGGTACGAAAACTGGCAGCGGCAACAGTTATTACCGGAACCACCTCAGTTTGTCGTGACACAGACTGTTCGTGATTTACGTCTCCTGTTTCAGTCGGTGCGCCTGCTGGGGTGTATTAACGTCATTATTGGTGTGCCGGGTGTCGGTAAGACTGCCACCGCGCGGGATTACTGTTCCGAGCCCAACACCTGGATGATAACCCTGTCTCCTGCACACTCCAGCGTCACCGAATGCCTGCTGGAGCTGGCGGATGCGCTGGGTCTGTACGATATCCCGCGCAATAAGGGCGCACTGTCCCGCGCCATTCGTCGAAAGCTGACCGGCACGAAAGGGCTGGTGATTGTGGATGAAGCGGATCATCTTGCGATTGATGGTCTGGAACAGCTACGCGCTATCCAGGACGCGACCGGTGTCGGAATGGTGTTAATTGGTAATCCACAGGGACTTTCCCGCGCTTCCCGACATAACGACCTTGTGCGCCTGTTCAGTCGTATCGCTCACGCACGACAGCTCAGGAAGGCGAAAAAAGCAGACGTCCAGGCCATTGCCACCGCCTGGGGGATTGCCGGTGAGAATGAGCTGGCAGTCATGCAGGCTATTGCGGAAAAACCCGGAGCCCTGCGCGTGCTGACCCACACCTTAAATCAGGCATGGATAACGGCAAGTGGTGAAGGGTCAGGAATTACTGAAAGACACATTAAAGCCGCGTTTAAAGAGGTTTATCCAAACCCTGAACTACTTACACAGGTGTGATTATGGCAGCAATTAATATTCCCGATATTTACGGCCGAAATTACCTCATTAATTTCGACACGGTTAAATATATTCAGGTTTCCGACAATGAGGAATGCGGTGATTTAATTATCACCTTTACGGATAAATCCCGGCAGGTCATTTCGGTCGGTCTTGATCGTGAAGGTGCTGCTGATACGTTCGAACGCATTGGTCGGGTTGTGGGGTCGGCCAGTCTTACCGGTCAAAACAAACTGTGGAGATAACGTCATGAAAACAGCAATAAATTGTGAAATTAACGCCTTGCATCGTATTGGTGTGCGCAGTCGTGATGCGGCAACATCGTTCTGTATTATCCCGTTTGTGTATTCCACGGGCTTTGATGGTAAGGGTAAGCGCCTGTTTTATATCGACGTTCTGGAGTGGTATGCCACTGAACGCGATCGTATGTATCTGATGCATGAAAAGAGCCTGTTTCCTGATGCCTGGGAGGGCCTGAAACTCTACCTGCCGATTGACGCCAGCGATGCCCGGTGGCGGTGGCGAGCCACCTGGAGTTTCATTCGTTTTATTCTGCATGACTATGCCGACAGTACGTGTATGCCTGCGCTCAGTAAGCAGGAATTGTTTAAAAAAGCACATTCATGCGTTCAGTCACATATTCCGGAAGGAGCTATCTTATGGCGTTAAACCTGTTTGATTCACTCAATGCGGCCCGTCGTCTTACTGAGCTTTCCGGTGCTGTTCTGGAGCGCAGTAAGCGCTATCCGCAGCGCTATGCCCTGCGCACCACTCCGCCGAAATGTCAGATGCCGGGCGAAGTTGAGATTACTGTCTGTAATAAAGGTGTGCGCCGTCGCGTTCATGCGGCCCGCGTGGGCGGCTGTACGGTGTACTGGGAAGATTAATTATCACTACTGAGGAAACTGAAATGAGCAATAAAGTACAGGTCATTTTCACGTTCGAACTGATAAACCGTGAAGAAAAAGAGGTTCAGGGGGGGGGTAGAGGTTCTCGATATGGTGACGGCCAGCGTGGGAAGTAAGGGGCTGAGTAAGGAGTGTCAACCCGGCCCTCAACACCTCTACGCACTTATCCTTAAACGCAACTCACCCAATATTATTCGTTTTCTGACTGATGAGGTGAAAGCCAGTGCTGGAAAGTTCGGTTTTGAAATAAATACGCGCAGCGAAGAAATTACAGAAACATCTGACAATATTCACTGAGGTTAATTATGCAGGCTCAAAAAGATAATTCAGTTACGGTTCAAGTCCCTGACGGGTATCGCTGTAATGCAATGGGGCATCTGGTGCCGGTGGATAAAATCAAGCCCATCGACCTTTTGCGTGATGAGATGGTTAATGAGCTTTACGAAGAGGCGCGCGAGCTGCGTCGCAAAATGGCCGAGTTTAAGTTACGCTCCATGCAGCGTATCGGTGATTTTGTTGACCTGTCGGCGTCTGAGTACGGTGTGACGTATGGTGGCACCAAGGGCAATGTTACGCTCCCCAGCTTCGACGGCTCCCGCCGTGTGGTGCGGGCAACGGGTGAGCACCGCGTGTTTGACGAGCGCATTCAGGCCGCTAAAAAGATGATTGATGCCTGTATCGCCAAATGGTCAACGGGTGCGAACGAAAATCTGATTGCTATCGTCAATCGCTCTTTTCGGGCAAACAAGCAGGGAATGATTGATGTTAACGAGGTTCTCGCGTTGCGCGACCTTGATATCCCTGATGCGGAATGGCAGGAAGCCATGCGGGCGGTTGTGGACTCAATAACCGTTAACGGCAGCAGCACCTACCTGCGCTTTTATCAGCGTGAACACGGTAAGGAATATAAACAGCTTTCGCTGGATATTGCCAAACTGTAATGACTGATTAACTTAAACAGATTTTATTTTTAATGATGGCGTTCGCGTCAGGGGACTGCTTACGCCTGAAAAAAGAAAAGAGGTATTGCATGGTAATGCAACGGCGTTATTTTAAATTAAATGAAGCGGACTCGGTTAAATATCATAAGGAATATCAGGAAAAAATCGGTAAACCCCGTAAAAAGGCTATACGTGATTTTCTGAATGGCTGTAATGCTGTGGGTTATTGCTCGCATAGACATTTTGGCGTTGAGTATATCAGCGCGCTACTGATGCGTGAGAATGTGGATTGCGGCAGAAATAAACGCACCCACAATGACTCTTTTGATGATGACGGCCAGGCGTTGTTTGAGGTCAGACCAGACCGTCGCTATAGCGAAGGAAAGCAGCTTGCGGCCCGACTGAAAGAGATAAACGAAAAGCTACAGGAATTACCGCCGTTCAGTGACTGGGCGGTCAGAAAGTTGGGTTGTTATGCAGACGCAAGTTGCGTTAACCACGGACAGTATTTAACTACCTGGTCTGGTGCCGGCTTTTATCCTGAGAGGAAAGCGCTGGTTGTGCGTATTCCTGTCGGTGAGAAAGGCGAAAAAGCCCTGCCTGCCGATATGAGTAAGGCGCTTATTGAAATTCGGCACTCCGAATTTATTGCTATTACGGAGGAATAACCGGTGATTGATGCAAAAGTCCTTGAGGGGGTAAAAGCCCTCATTAAAGTCTACGGTAGGCTGACCTGTGGCGTACTGGCTGAAAAATTACAGATGCCGCCATCCTCAATGGTGTATTTCCTGCGTGATGCGGTGGATGCCGGCGTTCTGACGGAGTGTAACGGCTTTTATGATATCCCCCGGCCGCGCCAGTGCTCACGTAAGTCGCACCAGGAGCCTGAGTCGGTGACCTGGTGTGATTTTCGTAAGTCCCTGCCCTGGATTGAGGGTAATAGTATCCCGTTACTGGTGAAGGATTTTGCGATGGGCGTTCTGACCTGCGAGACGACGTATATCGTGATGGAGGTGGACGAAGAACGGTGTAAGAAAGGTGCGCCGCAATTCACCTTTGGTTATATCGACGTCCGGCTGGGAAAGTTTATTGATGGTATGGATGGGGAAGTCATCACTCCGCATGTTCTGCGTTACCTGATTATTGATCGTTCTCCTGCACCTGAGTACATCCCTGTTTCCGTGGAGGTGGCGTAATGTTCTTTAAAACCTCTAACCCCGCAGCGCTGGCCGCATGGGGTAAGTATCTTCTCGACAGTCAGCAACTCAATGTAGAAGCCCGTAAACTCGCTGATGTTCTGGGGTGTGGTGGCCGCGCGGTCTTTAAAAATGATGTTGGTGGTCGTCGGTTCTATGCAATGAGCTTTCCCGGTGAAGAACGCCCGTTCGCGCGTGAGTTATGGACGGTTCAGCGAGAAACCACGGGCTGGAGCTGCGAACCCCGGCGCTCGCGTATTCCGGCTCATTTGCGCACACTGGCGAAGGAGCTGGCGGACGTCTGGAATGTTTACCGTCCGGTAACAAGTGCCCGGACTGACGCCCTATTACCGGCGCTGGGACTGGATTTCAGTGTGACGTTTTTCGGGTCTCTTGAGTGGTTTCGTGTAGGTGATGTGATTTACGTACGTGCCGGTATAAAACCCTCTCACGATCGCATGGTTGAGATTCTGTCTGACGAGTTTAATACAGCTAAAAAGCAGGCGGAGGCTTCATCATGATAACGACTTGGTTTATTGAATCCGAAGATCCGCTTATCTGCGCTGCCGGTATGCCTGTCTGTGGTGGTAAGTTGACTGGCGTTTATTTTGGCGATCTGCGCGGTCATCCCTGGCATTCGCTGAATGATTGTTTTCCTCCAGACATGGAGGCGGTGGTGCTGGTTGTGCAGTACGGCTACCGCCAGGAGCTGCGAATAGGTCATATGGGTTATGAGGGGCTGTTCGTGGATGAAGATACCGGGGCCTGTATCGAGGATGAGGATGGTCAGGTGACGCACTGGGCATGGATTGCAGCTTTGCCGGAACTGGTGGAGGTGAATTGTGACGATGATAAGTGACAGGCTGACAGATGAACAATTAGCCGAAATATTATCCGGTGTTGTTGACGGCGTGGAACCTACCACGCAGGAATTAGCGATGGCGACGGAGTTGCAGGAGCTACGCGAACAGAACGAATTACAACGCGGAGAATTGCTAAAAGCGCACATTACTTTATTAAATCAGCAGAAACAGCTTCAGAAATACCGCAATGTTGATAGCGCTGAGCCTGTGGTGTGGACTGATGAACAAGAGTTGCGTGACTTAAAAAGAGACGGTTTCGGTTATCTGTTTACGGTTAACCCCATCACGCCGCACGTTGACCCTCACCGCGTCATTAAGTTGTTCGCTGTCCCGCCAGCACCGGGCGTTTACGATGATGTTCTCAATATCATAGGTCTACTGGAAAACAACGAATGGGCCGAGCACTGTACGAATACAGTTTTAGGTTCACTCCTGGAATCAGAAATAACACGTCTGGTTGGAATGACGCAGCCAGCGCCGGGCGAGTCAGTATCACAGTCATTAACTGATGCCCTGCGTGATGTCATTGCAGAACGTCAACGACAAATAAGCGTTAAGGGCTGGACGCCAGAGCATGATGATACATATATCGGCTACGAACTGGCTGCGGCGGCCATTAGCTATATAGAGCCTGCGGAGGCTGAAAATTACTGGCCTGCTGACTGGCATGATGACAGTTTCAGACCCTCGGACTACCGGCGCAATCTGGTTAAAGCTAGCGCCCTGTTGGTTGCTGAACTTGAGCGGCTCGATCGAATTTCTGCAACGTCAGTGTTATCGGAGGTGGATCGTGAGTGAAGAGAATCAGGAATGCCCAACCTGTGGCAATGAAAACCCTGAATGCCTGAAAGAATGCCCGTGGTGTGGTTCGCAAAAATGCGATCTGTGTGACATGGGCGATGATACGGCCTGTATGAATTGTGAAGGTGAATAAAATGAGTGCTGAAATTAAATCCGCTCAGGATTATCGCGCTGTACTCATGGCGGGCGGTATGCCTAAAGAATGTGCCGACAGACTGGTTGCTTATCTGGATGATGAAAAGCCAGTTGAGAATGATATTGAGAAGTTACTCGTTAGTGATTTGAAAATTCAGATGGCTGAAGCGCTCAGTCTGTCATGGATTATACGGGAGCTCAGAAAGATAGCTACAGGCGAGGATAAACAGGCGGCAGTTGCAGCCCTGCAGATACTTCGTGAGCTTAGTTTTCGCTTACTCAAGGCCGAGCCGGTCTTTAATGAGTTTGGTTAACAGGCTCTTACTGACATCTTTAACCAGTTCAAACGGGGCTTCTGCAAACTCCTTTTTAAGTCGCTCAAGGATTGGTTTCTGATGAAGTGCGTTTGCAAAATCGTGACCTGCCTGGGTAAGCATGATTGGAACGGCTCTTCCGCCAATCCCCCTGGAGGTAAACACAAAACCAAGTAGTCTGGGATCACCCGTTTCCAGGTTTCTGTTACAGATAAGTCCATTCTCTATAAGTAACAGTAGGTGGAAATGGAGAGATTCTTCTTCCGCGCCTTTCACCTCAAAGAAATTAAGATCTTTCAGGGTAATAAAAGCGCCTGGTGATTCGAGGAAGGTGTCGAGAATTTTTGCAAATTCATCATAGTTAATTTTCATTATTTGCTCTCGTTTGTTGTTAATAACATGGCGGTTCTGTAACACCGCCTCTTTTTTGGAGGTACGATCATGGATCGCGCATCCCTCATTACGTTAATCCATATAGCTAAAAAAGATCTACGGCTGGACACTGACACTTACCGCGACGCCCTGCGGGCTGCCGTCGGTAAAACCAGTTGCCGCGATATGACGCAAACGGAGTTGTCGAAAGCGCTGGCGGCATTCAAAAAACGCGGTTTCAAAGTATGTTCAAAACCACAAAACAGGGCTTTAAAACCCGCTACCGTCACCGCTAAAATCCGCGCGATATGGCGTCTTATGCATGTTCATGGTTTTCTCAGTAGTGACAGTGAAGCGGCGCTTAATGCCTGGGTGAGAAAGCAAACGGCATCGGCGAACGGCGGCGAAGGTGTGGCAAACTACCAGTGGCTGGAGAGGGAGCCGGCGCTGGCGTCTGACGTACTGGAGCGTCTCAAACGATGGCACCGGCGCGAAATGCTCCGCGTTCTTGGCCTGTCGGAGCGCGAAAAAATCAGTTACGACCAGACCTGCCAGCGTTTCAAATCACACATCGCCGCCCGTCGTTAATCAAAATCCCGCCACGGCGCGGGATTTGTTTATTACTTATCCATCAGACTTTCCGTATTTGTCCAAAGGTCATACAGATCGCCATCTTTGTAAACTTTTACTTGCGCTATACCGTTAGTCCATCCCATAGATACAACGTCATCAACTGCTATACCCGCTTTAGGCATAAAACATTCATTCGCCATTATTTTAGCAAAGGATTTCTCATCATTATGAGTCATTATGGCCTGCAGGCGCTTAAAGGCTGACTCAGAAGTGCAAACCGGATATTTTCCATTTAATGTTATCCCCTCAGCAAAAGCTGTTGTAGTAACGCTAGATAAGGCTAAGACCAATAAGATAATTTTCTTCATTTGATACTCCTGTCTTCAATTGCCATAGGTAAAACGTTAGCAATCTTATTGTTTGCAGTTTTTTCTTTGCAAAGGGGTAACTCACATAACTGGATTGTTAGTACATTCCGGAAAAGCGCCACACAGCGCTGGATTTTTCCTTTATAGTAAGGCATCGCAATAGTTAACTTCGTTGTATGAGGTGGTTATGGCCGAATGTCAGCCAGGTTTATTCGCTGATGATCCGGGGTTAAATGCCCTGATTGACCAGCTTGATACTGTCCCGGAGTCGGAGATTAAACGGCAGTGGCCGCGTGCGCTGGCCGGGCTGGTTGATATATTCGAAAGAGAGTTTCGTCGTCAGGGTATGGGTGAGCCGGAGGCACGCCGTCTGGCGCGTAATGCTGTCGTTGCTCAGGCGGGCTATATGGGTGGTCGATCCTGGTATCTGCCGACCGGCGAAACCCTGTTTGCGGCCCTGCGCCATCACGAGATATTCACCCGCTGGCACAATGGCGAAGACATTGAAACCCTGCGTTGTGAATACCGGCTGTCCCAGACCCAGATTTATGCCATCATTCGCGAGCAGCGTCGGCTTCACCATCGCCGCATCCAGCCGCCACTTTTCCTTTAGTGGTCGGATTGCCTGAAATTTGCGCTCACCAGAACGGGTGAGCTCAAAATCTCCCGTCCGTTACTGAACTACCGCAAATCCTCTCCTTTTCTGTTCGTTGTTACTCTCGCTACAGGTTTGTTACTGCTGGAGTGACCTGTGCCGAAGATTCCCCCGGCGTTACGTAAAAAATTGGTTGCCCTTGTGCTGGCCGGTGCCGGCACGGTCGGTATTGCCACCTCGTACACCGCGTACTGGGAGGGTAAATCGAATGAGACCTACATCGATCCAACCGGCACACCAACCATCTGTTACGGGCATACCGGCCCGGACGTGAAGCCCGGCATGGTCAAAACCGATGCCGAGTGCCTTGTGCTGCTGAAACAGGATATGAGCTGGGCGTTCGCAGCCATTAAGCGTTACGTCAAAGTGCCGCTCACGCAGGGGCAGACGGTCGCGCTGGCGTCCTGGGTGTTCTGGGCGGGTGAAACCAACTTCCGCAACTCCACGCTGCTGCGCCTGATTAATGAGGGCCAGATGCCTGCTGCCTGCGGTCAGTACATCCGCTGGATCTACTCCAAGGGTCAGAAGCTACCGGGGCTTGAAGCGCGACGTTCTGCGGACGAGTGGCTATGCCGATACGACTTACCGCAGTCTTAGTTCATTACTGGCGGCCGGTCATGGTGTCGCTGTTGTGCGCCGTTCTGCTGATGCGGGGTGTGTTATGGCTGGCCTGAAAGATGAACTGCCGGTTGTGGCGGTGGTGGTTGTGGTGATTTGTCTTGCGGTCGGGGTGTGGGCTGAACGTCAGCAGGTCGAACGGCTACAGACCGATAACGCCACTCTCAGGCAGCAACGCGACGAGGCCCGGCGCATTCTGAACAATCAGCAGTACACCATGCAGTTTTTTAACACGCTCAGTAAGGCGGCCACCGATGAGAAGCAACGTAATACGCAGGCAAGCGAAGCTGTCAGGGCTGAAATCCGTCCGGTTCTGGCGGCAGAGCCTGCGGCCCGCGTGGCTGTGCCTGCCCCTGTTGCTGACCGCGTGCGCGCCGCCGTCAGTGAAATACGTGCAGGTGCCGCCGGTGCCGCTTCCCGCTGAGTGGACGGCGGACTGTATGGTGCCACCGCTGCCGGAGCCGTTCACCTTCGGTGCCTCGGTGGACTACAACCTGCAACTGCTGGCGGTGATTAAGAACTGCAATGTGGATAAGGCCAACATCCGCCGCGCTGAGGAACAACAACATGAATTTACTGACATGGCCGGAACGGCTGATAAGTCGTCTCACCGGCGAAAATGAAGAGGAAAAGACAATGACTGAACCCACCCGGACACAAAACGCGGGTATTGCGGCAACATCTGATTCGGCGGCTGTTGCAGATACATCTGCGACAGCATCGACAGCATCGACAGCACCTGCAACAGCATACGATCCGATGCAGTCCCTGATGGCAGCAGATAACGCCCGTGTCACGGCTGAACATAACCCGGCGTTGACGGGTAGCCTGGATTTTGAAGTACTGCGCGGAATTCTGGCCGCCATCGGATACGACATTCCGCGGGACAGGTTTGAATCTGCGGTTTTCCTGGCAACGTCAGACACCAAAGCGCATGGATGACATCGATCGCGCTTCGGAACTGGAGGCGCAGTTTACAGAGCGCAGCCTGGCGGAGCATCAGCACCGGGTACATCACCCTGTACCGGTAACGGCAGTCAGGGAGTGCGAGGACTGCGGTTGCGTGATACCACCTGAACGTCTGGCTGCCATACCGGGCGCAGTGTGTTGCGTGGACTGTCAGACATTACGGGAGGCCCGGCGTGTGGCTCAGCGTCTTTAAAGATTATGCGGTCCCGATTTTATCGGCTACCGCGACGGCCGGCGGTATTTTTATGGCGCTGATGCGCCGGACATTTGTGCCGCGCGAGGCGTTCGAAAAGCTGCATGACCGGGTTGAAAAGGTCGAAACCCGGATTGCCAACCTGCCAACACAGGATGAGGTCAGCCGGCTGCATGTCGAGATTGCGACCCTGCGCGGCGACCTTAAAGAGACGGCGGCAACCCTGAAAGCGGTCTCTCATCAGAATGAATTATTGCTGGAACAGGCTGTAAGGAAATCCCCGCAATGAGCAATTTTATTACCGAAGACCAGCGCCTTGTGATCCTGCGCTCGCTGGCTGACTACAACGGCGAACTCGGTGAATCTGTCCTTCAGGACTGCCTTGACGACTACGGACACAAAGTGTCACGCGACACCGTTCATACGCATATGGCCTGGCTTGCCGAGCAGGGTCTGGTGCGCCTGCGTACCCTGGTAAACGGCTACTACATCGCTGAGCTGACCGGACGGGGCCAGGACGTGGCCGAGGGGCGCAGCACTGCGCCGGGTGTGAAAAAGCCGCGTGCGAGGGATTAAGTATGGATAAGCTCACCCGCGGACGTGTGAAAAAGGTCGATCTTCTGCCTGACAGTATCCGTAAACCCCTGCTTGAGATGCTTCGCGAGAAACGTTTCACACAGGTGCAGGTTCGTGAAGAGATTAACCGCCTTATCGAAGAGGCCGGGCTTCCTGATGAGATGAAACTCAGCCGGGGCGCGGTGTGGCGTCTGGCGTCTGAAAACGAGGAGGTCGCGCGCGACCTTCGCGATTTGCGCGAACAGACCAAAGCGATGGTGGCGGAACTCGGCGACAAACCTACCGGCGATACCACCACACTCATTCTTGAAATGACCCGCTCCCTGTTGTTCCGCAAGCTGCGCGCCGCCCGTCGTGACCTGGAAGATGACGGCGAGATCGATATTGGGTTGCTGAAAAATATCATGCTGGCTGTCCAGCGCCTGGAAAGTGCCGCCGAGCGCAGCATGAAGCGCGAAAAAGAGATCCGCGCGGCCTACGCCGAGGAAGCCGCAAATGCAGTCACCGAGGAACTGCGCGGTACGGACGGCATGAGCGAAGAGCTGGAAGCCAGCATTCGCCGCATTCTTCTGGGTAAAGCGTAATGACCAGGAAAAAGGAACCCACGCTCAGGGCGATTGGTGAGCCCCGACTGATTGATCTGAAAGAGGAAGCTGAAAAACTCGGTGTGGATATCACCACTGATATCAGTGATGCAAAACCGGAACAGGAGCCGGTTTTCCTGGGGTATCAGCAGAGGTGGTTCCTGGATGAAAGCGGCGTGGTTATTGGTCAGAAAAGCCGCCGGACCGGTATCACCTGGGCGGAAGCTGGCCGCAATGTCATTAATGCAGCCAAGCCCAAAAAGCGGCATGGCCGTAATACTTTTTACGTTGGCTCGAAACAGGAAATGGCGCTGGAATATATCGCCGCCGTTGCGTTGTTTGCCCGTGCTTTCAATAAGCTGGCGCAGGCTGATGTGTATGAGCAAACCTTCTGGGACAGTGAGAAAAAAGAAGAAATTCTCACCTATATGGTGCGGTTCCCCCGCAGTGGTTTCAAAATCCAAGCGCTGTCTTCCCGTCCGTCCAATCTGCGTGGCCTGCAGGGTGATGTTGTCATTGATGAAGCGGCATTCCATGAAGGATTGCGCGAGCTACTCAAAGCGGCCCTTGCAATGCGTATGTGGGGATGTCGTGTCCGTATTATCTCCACACATAACGGCGTGGATAACTATTTTAATGAGCTGATTCAGGAAGTGCTGGCCGGGCGCAAGGATTATTCCCTGCACACCATCACGATTGATGACGCCATCGCTGATGGTCTCTATAAACGTATCTGCTATGTGACGGATCAGGTCTGGTCACCGGAGGCCCAGATTGCCTGGCGTGAAAGTCTGTATCGCGACGCCCCGACCCGCGAGGACGCCGACGAGGAATACGGCTGTATCCCGAAAAAATCCGGCGGCGCCTATATTCCTCATGCACTGATTGAGCTGGCGATGGTACGCGGCGTTCCCATTCTGACCTTCGAAGCGCCGGAGGATTTTCTCAGTCGTGCGGCGTGGCTGCGTGAGTCAGAGATTAACGCCTGGTGTGAAGAACATTTAAAACCGCTTTTAACCGCCCTTAATCCACGTTCGCGCTACAGCTTTGGCGAGGACTTTGCCCGCCGCGGCGATCTGACCTGCTTTACCGTGCTGGAAATCACTGAAGACCTGCAAAAGCGCGAGGCGTTCCGCGTTGAGCTGCGCAACATGCCCTACGAGCAGCAGAAACACATCATGCTCTACATCCTGACGCGCATAGCCCGGCTTATCGGCGCAGCGTTCGACGCCACCGGTAATGGCGGCTTTCTGGCAGAGGCGGCCCTTGAGCGCTTCGGCCCCGAACTGGTGGACTGCGTGATGCTCTCGGCGAAGTGGTACGGCGAGTGGATGCCGAAGCTGAAAGCGGAGTTTGAGGACCAGAATATTTTTGTTGCCCGCCACCAGACCACGCTCGACGACCTGCGTCATATCAAGGTGGTGGCAGGCATCCCGCAGATAGATAAGGGCCGCACCAAAGACGAGAATGCGACCACTGCCGGCAGCCGTCGCCACGGTGACTTTGCGGTGGCGTTGTGTATGGCAAACCGGGCGTCTTATCTGGATGGCTTCGTGCCCGATGATGAAGCATGTCAGGCGATGCCGGAGCGCGGGCGCACGATGGAAAACGCCGAAGACAGGGGCCGGTTCTTTATGACACCGGAGGAAGAAGACGCTGACAGCGCGTATCACGAGTTTGAGCAGGGGTGCTGGTAATGGGAAGAATTTTAGACCTTGACGGAAAACCGTTCGACTTTGATCCCGACCTGCAGACGGCGGTTCTGGACATTCCACAAATAGCCAACCGTTTTATTGAACACCCGGCATCGGGTATCACGCCGAACCGGGCGGCGCAGTGTCTTCGCGCTGCCGAACAGGGCGACCTGATGGCGCAGTCTGATTTAGCCGCCGACATCGAGGAGAAGGACACTCATCTTTTCGCCGAACTCAGCAAGCGCCGGCTGGCGATACAGAGCGTGCCGTGGAGTATCCTGCCGCCGTCGAACGCCACTGCCCAGGAAAAGAAAGACGCGGAGATGCTGGACGAGTACCTTCACGGCGCGGACTGGTTCGACGCGATGCTGTTTGATGCGACCGACGCGATCCTCAAGGGGTATTCCTGCCAGGAAATCGAATGGGGTCGCATCGGCCGCGCGTTTGTTGTCAATAAGGTTATCTGGCGCGATGCGGCGCACTTCTGCCTTAATCCGCAGGACTTCAGCGAGCTGCGGCTGCGGGATGGCAGCGTTGAGGGGGTGCCGTTCCAGCCGTTCGGCTGGATAGTTCACCAGGCGCGATCGCGTACCGGTTACGCCGGCGCGCAGGGACTGGTGCGCACGCTTGTCTGGCCGTTTATCTTCAAAAACTACTCGGTGCGTGACCTGGCAGAGTTTCTGGAGGTGTACGGCCTGCCGATGAAGGTCGGCAAATACCCGGCCGGTGCAACCAGAGAGCAAAAAGCCGCCCTGATGCGCGCCGTCATGGAAATCGGGCGGCGTACCGGCGGCATCATCCCGACCGGTATGAGTCTGGAATTCGAAGCGGCGGCCAGCGGTCAGGCGGACCCGTTCCTCGCCATGATGCAGTGGGGCGAGCGCTCCATCTCAAAAGCCATTCTGGGCGGTACGTTGACCACCGATGCCGGCGATAAAGGCGCGCGCAGTCTGGGTGAAGTGCATAACGAGGTGCGCAAAGAGATTCGGGATGCTGACCTTCGCCAGCTAACCACTACGCTGAGCCGCGATCTGGTTTACCCGCTGTATGCACTTAACACCACGCATGCGGTAGATATTCGTCGCCTGCCGCGCCTGGTCTTCCAGACGAAAGAGCCGGGCGATATCACCAAAATCACCGCTGCCGTCGTGCAGCTCGGTGCCGGGATGCCGGTGCCGCTGGCATGGATTCGTGACCAGACCGGCATTCCTGAGCCGGTCGGCGATGAACCCGTTTTTACTATCGCCAGCCCGGAAATGACCCTGCCACCGCCTGAGCGACCGGAGAAACAGGCGGCACTCTCGGCGCAGCTACCTGTGCCAGTGACGACCGGCCCGCGTGATGAACTCGACGACCTGGGCGATTCTGTCTCCGCCAGCGTCCTGCAGGCGGCGATTGATCCGGTGCTGGAGCCGGTTATCAACGCGATTAAAACGAAGGGGCTCGCGGAGGCGCTGTCTGACCTGCCGGCGCTGTATCAGCAGATGGACGATAAAAAGCTGATGGCACTGCTGACAGATGCGATGTTTGCGGCGGAAACAAAGGGCATGGTGGACGACCTTGATTGATTTAGGTTACGCCGCCACGCTTGCACCCAAAGAGGCGATCGCGTATTTCCGGGCTAAAGGGCAACATATCGGCTGGAACTGGTACGATACGGCCGTGGACGTTCACGCCCGCTCGTTTACGGTGACAAAAGCCGCGCGCGTGGATGTGCTGACCACCATTCAGACCGAAGTCGAAAGAGCGATTTCGCAGGGCGTCTCCCGGCAGGAATTTATCGATACCCTCAGCCCCCGCCTGAAAAAGCTCGGTTGGTGGGGTAAGCAGGTGATTGTGGACAGCGTCGGCAACGCCGAAACCGTCCAGCTTGGCAGTCCCCGCCGTCTGGCGCTGATATATAACGTCAATACCCGCGTGGCGTACAACGTCGGACGCTACGCGCATCTGATGAACAGTACCGACACGCACCCGTTCTGGCAGTACGTGGCGGTGATGGACAGCCGCACACGTCCTTCTCACGCGGCCCTCAACGGGCTGGTATTCCGCTACGACGATCCGTTCTGGAAAACCCACTACCCGCCGAACGGCTGGAACTGCCGCTGCCGCGTCCGGGCGCTCTCTCAGGAACGCATGAATGCGCTGGGCCTGCAAGCCACGCAGGGCGATAAATACCTCACCACGAAGAAGGTACAGGCGGCGGTGGATAAGGCGACGGGCGAGATGATTGAGATGGACGTGACCACCTTTGCCGACGGTGCGCGCGTGATGACCCCGGATGTTGGCTGGTCTTATAACCCCGGCTCGGCGGCATTCGGCCTCGATCAGTCCCTTATCCGCAAGCTCATTGAAGTGAAAAGCCCTCAGCTTCGTGAAATGGTGGTTCAGGAGATGAACAACAGCCCGGAGCGGCAACTGGCGTTTCGTATCTGGGCGAAGAACATCATGGAAACCCGTCGCGGCGGCAATGATATCCGCACGCTGGGCTTTATGTCGGAATCCGTTGCGGATGCGGTTGAGCAACGCACCGGCGAACCCCCTGCACGCCTGCTGGCAATGAGCGGTAAGAACGTGCTGCACGCCGACAGCGACAAGCACCATACGGATGAGATTGCGTTAAGTCCGGATGATTTTGCGTTGCTGCCGTCGCTGCTGGCACACCCGAAGGCGGTACTGTGGGATAAACGCCACAACAACCTGATGTACCTGATTGACACGAAAGATGGCACCGCAAAGATTGCTGTCAATGCGCCTTACAGTATCAAGCGCCAGCCGGATCAGCTTGACGTTATCGTAAATGTCTATCGGGTGGAAAACATGGATAAGCTGAAATCAGATATTCAGGGTGGGCAGCTTGAGTTGCTTGAAGGACGTGTGGATTAACGGCCAGTGGCGGGGGTCGAACCCGCATACATGATCCACCCGAAGGCAGGCACCGACTTTACCAGTTAAGCGTACACTGACCGCTGTTTATATTTTACGCTATTTATTCGCCGGAGGGCAACATGTCGCAGATTGATGCCGCAGTAGTCATTGATGTTAAACGCCTGCAACGGGTGTTTCTGGAACTGCAGGCAATGGGTGATGACGGTAAGGGGCTGACCCGTTCCGTGGCAGCCAGTCTGCTGTCGTCATCTGAAATGGCCTTTGAACAACAAAGGGAACCTGATGGTGATGCATGGCATGAATGGTCTGAGCCGTGGCGGGCATGGCGCACAAAGCACGGTTATGTGCCGGGTAAAATCCTGACGTTGCATGGCAAGCTTGCCGGTGAAATGACCACTGATTACGGCGATACGTATGCGATGATTGGTTCTAATGAACCCTATGCCGCCATTCACCAGTGGGGTGGTACGCCTGATATGAGGCCGGGCCCGGCGGCTGTTCCGGCGCGTCCGTACATGGGGTTTGATAAGGTTGCCGAAAAAGAGATCCTGAACCTCATCAAAAAACGCTTTGAGAAGGCCGTGGACGCGTCGTAAGGTTGAAGGGATGGCATTGCCCTCCTGATTTTTTTTGAAGGCACCTGGCGATTTTTGAAGGTGTTTTGAAGAAGGTTGCGATGACGATCGCATCCGATCCATTTTCCCTGTCCTGTTTTTTACTGATTTACCGCAAACCCACTCCCTTGCCTGACCGTCATAAGCTGCCGGTCATGACGACGAATACCTTAAAAACGACAGGCGCTCAGCGCCACACAGAGACCGCGGCTCTCTCGGCTTCACTGGCATCATCCGATGACGGGTGGTGCCAGTTGCTGCCGGCCGGTCGGGTCAGGGCCCGCGACGGCAGACCGAAAAAGCCTGCTGCGGGCTGGCTGATTAATAAAACGTCCTGTGACCGTATTAAGGCCAATCTCGCCGCCCTTAAACAGCCTTTGCTGATTGACTATGACCACCACTCCGAAATCGCTCAGGAAAAAGGTGTTAAAGCTGTCGCTGCCGGCTGGGTGAAAGCTGAGGATGTGGCGTGGCGCGAAGGCCAGGGCATTTTCATTAAACCCACCTGGACGCCGCAGGCGCAGAAGCATATCGACGATCTGGAGTATGCCTATCTCTCGGCGAAGCTGGAGTATTACGTGGATAACGGCGAGCCGGCGTCCATTCGAATTGCGTCCCTGACGAACGATCCAGCGATTACCGGTATGAAATCCGTCGCGGCCCTCAGCGCTGACGACCTTTATGTAACAACCCCTTCTACGGAGTTAACCCCCATGAATGAGCAATTACGCCAGTTACTGGCGGCGCTCGGCCTGACTGTGCCCGATGACGGCGAACTGACGCCAGAACTTGGTACGGCGGCCCTGTCGGCGCTGACGGATATTCAGGCAAAAGCGGGTAAGCATGACGAGCTGAAAACGCAGGTCGCCACGCTGTCTGCTGAACTGGACACCGCAAAACAGGCGAGCACCACAGTAACCGGTGATGTTGACCTGACGAAGTTTGTTCCGGTTGAGACCTACAACGCCCTGCGCACGCAGTACGTTTCCCTGTCTGCCGAGCATGGTTCCACCACGCTTGAGCAGGTGCTGGATAAGGCCGAAACCGAGGGACGCGTGTTTAAGTCCGAGCGTGGCTATTACGAAGGTCTCGGCAAGCAGATTGGCGTTGCGGCGCTGTCTGCGCAACTGGATGCCCGTCAGCCGATTGCCGCCCTGACCGCAAAACAGACTGACACGTTGCCCTCACCGAAAAAAGAAACCGCGTCTGCCGCCCTGTCTGCGGAAGACATTCAGGTAATGAAAATGCTCGGCAAGACCGAGGAAGAGTTCCTTAAAGCTAAAGGGGTTAACCAATGAGTACACCTACCACCCCCGCCATGATTGAAGCCCTCTTTACGGGGTATAAGTCTGACTTTCAGAACGGTCTGGGGATGGCGGCCTCGCAGTACAAACAGATTGCGATGACCGTTACGTCCAATACCCGCTCCAACACCTTTGGCTGGCTGGGGCAGTTCCCGCACTTCCGCGAGTGGATCGGGACGCGTGTCATGCAGCAGATGGCGGCGCACGGGTATTCGATCACCAACAAAACCTGGGAAGATACAGTCGCCATTTCCCGCGATGACTTCGACGACGATATTCTCGGCATCTATTCCCCCATCTTCCAGGAGATGGGCCGCGCGGCGGGTTGCTTCCCGGATGAGCTGGTCTTTCAGGCGCTGGCGAACGCCGACAAAACCGCCTGCTATGACGGCCAGAATTTTTTCGACACCGAGCACCCGGTCTACGAGAAAGTGGACGGTACGGGAAAAATGGTGCCGACCTCCAACCTGTACACCGCGAAAGTGGGTGCAGCGGGCTCCACCACGGACTATACCGGCCCCGGCTGGTATCTGATGGACTGTACCCGCGTCATTAAGCCCATTATTTACCAGAATCGCCGCAATCCTGAGCTGGTGATGCAGGCCGACCCGAAAACGGGGCCGACCTTCACTGATAACCAGATTGTGTTCGGTGCCTCCCTGCGCTCCAACGTCGGTTACGGCTTCTGGCAGATGGCACAGATGATGAAAGCGCCGCTCAACGGCGACATGTTCTGGGAAGCCTGGCAGTCCATTACCGACCGTAAGGCCGACGGTGGCCGTCCGCTGGGGCTGCGTCCGTCCGTTCTGGTGGTGCCGCCATCGCTTGAGAAAGTCGCCACCAAGCTGCTTGAGCGCGAGCTGACCGTTGATGAGGGTGCCACCACCACCAACGAACTCAAGGGCAAGGTCTCGCTGGTTGTCGCTAACTGGATGCCGGCTGCGACCGCTGCCACGGTATAACCCGTTTCACGGCGGGTTCATCCCGCCTTTAAACCGTTTTTAAAGGGGATAAAAGTGCCATGTCAGAACAGGAAAATACCCTCGAATCCGTCAACACCGACAGCAACCTTTCACCAGGCAGCACAGCGGATAGCGCAGGCGCTGGCGGGGATAATCAGACTACTGAGCCAGGCGTTTTCCTCGTTGAGGTTCGCTGTCCGCGCGAGCGTTACATCCGCGCCGGCATCCGCTTTATGCGCGGCAAACAGACGCTGGAAAACGTACCGCAGTCCACACTCGATATCTTACAGGCTGACCCATGCCTCATTGTGGTGTCGGTTCAGTCGGCAGCCGCGCCATCTGGTGAGGCTGGCGTGCAAAACCTGGCTGACGTTGTCAATACAGGCGGTGATGTGACGGTCGCTGAGATTAACGCGGCGATTGATGTGCTGATTGCCCGTGCTGACCCGCAGGCCTTCACCAAATCAGGTGTGCCGGGCGTGAAAGCCGTCGGCGATGAACTGGGTCAACCTGTCACCAAAGCGCAGGTGGACGCCGCCTGGGCGGCGCGTCAGGAGCACCCGTAATGCTGTATGCCAGTGCGCAGGATATGCGCGACCGCTATGACAATCTCGACACGCTGCTGTTTCAGCCCGGCTCAGACACCCCCAATGAGAAGAAGCTGACGCAGGCGCTGAATGATGCGGGCGCGCTGGCAGACAGTTACCTGTCGGCGAAGTATGCCCTGCCGCTGGCCGTGGTGCCGCAGGTACTGGTTCAGCACTGTTGTGCCATTGCGTTCTACTACCTGTGTGACCAGCAGGCCACCGACCAGGCGCGCGATCGTTACCGCGAGGCGCTCACCTGGTTACGTGAGGTGAAGAGCGGCAGCATTCCTGTCGGGGTCGATGAGGCCGGCAGTGCGCCGGCGTCTGACGACCTGCCGCAGATGCAGGCCGAAGCCCCGGTATTCGGGCGCAACCAGAAGGGCTTTATATGATTGCGGATACCGAACAGGCTTATCTGGATCGCATTCGTTCCCTCTTTGGTAATCGCCTCAGAAAGGTGGACACGCATCCGGGCGACTGGAGTGAGGCCACCCTCAAAAAGCTGATGCTCACGCCACCTTCCGTTTATGTGGCGTGGCTCGGTGCCGGTGAACCGCGCACGCGTCACCGCATGGTGAGTCACTGGGTATTTTACGTGGTTGGCAGCATGTTAAACGGCCGCGAGACAAACCGTATCGGCCTGTATCAGATGGTGGCGGTTCTGCTGTCCGGTCTGGTGGGTTTTAAGGCGGGTTCCGCCTCGCCGCTGGCGTTTGAGAAAGCGTCAAACCTGTACAGCGTGGCGCAGGGCTCGTCCGGGGTGGTGCTCTATGCCCTCTATTTCTCCTGTGAGGAGATTATCGATCCGCTGACCGATATCAGCACGCTCGACGACTTCCTGCGTCATTACGAGACGTTCGGCGAGCCTGACGGCACGGCCCCGTTTGAGGCGCATATCGACCTGCCGGGGCCTGAACATGAATAAACACGACCTGAGTTTTTTTGTTTCGTGTTCGCTTTCTTTCTGGCTGCAACGGGGAGTACTGGCTGGGGCTGGTTCCTGTTTATTGGAGTAATCCTGTTATGAAGACCTTTTTTATTAAACCCGCGCCGGGGCGCATGGTTCGCGACCCGGACACGCTGGAGTTTTTAAAGCCTGACGGTGAAGAAAAGCCCTTCACCCCGTACTGGTGCCGCCGGCTCGATGACGGTGATGTGATTGAGTTTGATCCGAACGCGACGCCAGCAGTAACCGCCGGAAAAGCTAAAGCGACTGACGCTAACGCTGACGCCGTGGAGAAAAACGCATGATTGGTTTTAATGATATCCAGAGCGATAACCGCATCCCCCTGGCGGAAATTGAGTTCGACAACTCAATGGCGGTGGTCGGTACGCCAGCGCAGCATCAGACGGTACTGATGTTCGGCCAGGCAAACCTGAAAGACGGTAAGGTTGACGGAGCCGGCCAGCTTGACACGCCGGTACGCATCACCCGCGACTCGCAGGCGGTCAGCCTGTTCGGGCGTGGCTCCATGCTGGCGTGGATGGTGAAAGAGTTTATTAGCATCAACCCGGATACTGAACTGTACGTGATTGCTCAGGGGGCCGGAACCGGTAAAGCTGACGCTGGCAGCCTGACACTGAGCGGCACGGCCACCGGTGACGGTGTGCTCCGCGTTTATGTGGGTGGACGTCGTTACCAGGTGGCAGTCACCAGCGGTCAGAAAGGCAAAGAGCTGGCTGACAAACTGACTGCGCTGATTAATGCCGATCGCGATGCGCCCTTTACGGCGGCGTCTGCGGCTCCGACTGGCGCTGACGTGGACGCCACAAGCAGCGTGGTATCGATGACCGCCCGCTTTATCGGCGAGTGTTCCGCTCATGATATCCGCCTGAACTATTATGACGGTGAAACCACCCCGGACGGCCTGACGGTGGTCATTGCGCCGCCGGGAGCAAAAGCGGCTAACCCGGATGTTACCCGCAGCGTCGCCAGTATGGGCGAGCGTCAGTACAACTATGTGGTGATGCCGTATAAGGACCAGGCAAACCTCAACATCCTCAGCGCTGAACTCCTCAAACGCTGGGGGCCGGTCAAAATGTCCGACGGCGCGGTATGGATGGCGCATACCGGCACGCAGGGCGAAATCACTGCGTTCGGCGAGTCCCGCAACGATTTTCTGTTCACCTGCAGCGCCGTTCCCAAAGCGCCCGAACCGGATTACCTCTGGGCGGCGTCGATCTGCGCGACCTGCGCGCCGTCACTGTCCACTGACCCGGCCCGACCGCTCCAGACGCTGGCGGTGTCGTCACGCCTGGCGCCTCAGCTTGCTGACCGCCTGACCAGCGAGGAGCGTAACCTGCTGCTGCACGGCGGCATTGCGACCGTCACTGTGGCGGCCGGCGACGTGGTGCAGATTGAGCGCCAGGTGACCATGTACCGCGTCAATAAATACGGCGACGTTGATCCGAGCTATCTCGACATTGAGACCATCTACACGCTGTCGTATCTGCGCTACTCCCTGCGCACCTTCGTCACGCAGCGATTCCCGCGCCATAAACTGGCTGATGATGATACGCCTGTGGCACCGGGACAGCCCATTGTGACGCCCAAAATCATGTCGCTGCAGCTTATCGCGCTCGGTGAGGAGTGGGTGGATCAGGGACTGGTCGAGAACCTGGACACGTTCAAAAAGAATCTGCTGGTAGAGCGCAACGCCAGCGACCGCAACCGTCTGGATGTGCTGTGTACGCCTGACCTGGTTAACCAGTTCCGGTTCTTCGCCGCACAGCTTCGTTTCATTCTGTGAGGTAGACAATGGCAGGAAATCAGTATCAGGGCGTGGCAACCGTTCGCGTGAACGGCAGCGAATACGCCACGCTGGAAGGCGCAACCTTCACACCGTCAGGCTTTGAACGAAAGGTGGTTAAGGGGCCCAGGGTGTATGGCTATAACCAGCAGGCGAAAGAGGCCACGCTGGAATGCAAATTCCCTGCCGGTGGCGATGACTCCCCGGACAGTGACGTGATCAACACCTGGACCAGCGTCACTATCGAATTTATCGCCGATACCGGCGAGGTTCACATGATGACAAAGGCGTGGAGTTCGGAGCCGGCATCGCTTGCTGCTAACGGCGAGATCTCCGCGAAGTTCGCCAGTGCAAAAAGTACCCGCGTGCAGTAAGGAGTGAAAGATGGCCGCAAAAACACGTAAAACCCAGACCGCAGTAAAACAGGACAGTGACGACGCCGCGCTGGCTGCCATTCGCCAGGCGCTGGACGGTGACGACCCGCGCACGGCCGGGCTGACAGAACAGCTACAAAAAGGCTACGTCGATTTACTCGACGGCCTGCCGTTCGGCGAGGGGCGCGTGTACCGCGCCACCTTCCGCGAACTGTCCGCCAAAGACAGTATCGACGCAGAGGCCGAAGCGGAGCGTTACATCGAGACCCGCAATGGCCCGGTGCTGATTGCCTCCCCGTCGCTGCGCGGCGTGGCGCTGCTGCGCCGCCAGATTGCCGCCGTCGGTGAAATCGAAGGCCCGCTCTCGATGCTGCAAATCGGGCAACTGAGCGAGCGTGACCTGTCCCGCCTGATGGTGGCGGTTAACCTGCGCGATACGGCGCTGGCCGGAAAGCTGGCAGGTGACAAGGGGCGACTGGGAGCGGTGCCGGAATGAGCTAGAGGAAGCGGCGATCGTACTGGGAATGGTCGCTAAAGGCGGCCCGCAGTGGGCGCTTGACCTTCCCTTATCGCAGCTTTACCGGCACTGCAGACAGGCAGAAAAAATCATTAAACGACAGAATACGTGACGCATAACCACCGATGAAGAACCTGAAAGCCTCGCTGATTGTCGATTTACTCGGCAATATCTCCACCACATCCCGCCAGTGGTCGCAGGATCTGGGTGCGTTTTCGCACGCCGGGCAGCGCGGACTCGGTGGTGTGGGAACGGCGGTGCGCCGTCTGGGCGGTGATGCGGAGACCAGCAGTTCCCGGATGCGCCAGGCATTCCGGGGAATGCGCAGCGGGATACATGCGGTCTCGGCGGACATGGATCGCCTGAAACTGAGCGCGGAAGGCGTTTTCGGCTCACTGACCCGTCTGTACGGTCTGATCACAGGCGGCGCGCTGGTTTACGGGTTCAAGCGGCTGTTTCTCGATCCTGCTGCTCACATGGAAAGTTTTCAGACCCGTATCACGTCCCTGAATCATGGAGATGCTTCGGCGACAGCGGATACACTCAAATGGGCGCAAAGGAACACCCAGCAGGCCCCCTGGAGTCTTAACCAGATCCTGGAAGAATATTCCACCACACGCGGCTACGGGATGAGTGACGCCGAATCCCGCCGTTATGTACAGATGCTGGAGGACCAGGCGGGCCGTCACGGCTGGAACAAGCAACAGGTTGAAGGGGCATCCCTGCAACTGCGTGAGATGTTTGCACGCGGTAAACTCCAGGGACAGGATGCCAACCAGTTGTCCGGCTACGGCATCAATGCCTATCAGGTGCTGGCTGAGAAGCTACACACCTCGGCCAGTGCCATTCGCAAGCTGGGTGAAGCCGGCAAACTCGGCCCTGAGACCATTCGCCTGTTGTTCCAGACGCTTCGCGAGCAGGCGAGCGGCATGGCTGAAAAGTCCATGCACACCTGGGCCGGTATGACCATGCGGATGCAATCAGACTGGGACCAGTTTGCGCTGAAGGTCATGAATGGGGGGCCGTTCAAGTTCCTGGAGAAACAACTTTCTGGTGTGCTCGACCAGATTGCGGTCATGCAGAAGGACGGCCAGCTCGACGACATCGCGAACGATATCGGTCAGGGGATGCTGACCGCGTTTACATCCGCCAGAGATGCCGTGACCTGGCTTGTTGAAAAAATCAAAGCCGCCCGTCAGGCGCTGAAACAACTGCGTGACGACGGCTACGGCAAAACCCTGGACAATATCGCCAGCGGCGCAAAAACCCTCGCTAAATACCTCCTGCTTGTCTACGCGGCACGGACTGCCCTGCGGCTGGGGCGAGCGGTCGGCATGGGGGCATTCCGGCTGGCGGCCACCCCGCTGCGCTACGGTCTTGCCACCGTTGGCGCTGTCACATCCCCTTTCCGGAAGCGTCAGCCCGTTATGCCGGGCGAACTGCCCGGACGCGGCGGGCGCTTCATGAATTTCCTCTCCGGCGTTAATCCGGCCACGGTACAGCCGGTCCTGGTGACCAACTGGCCGGCGGGTGCGCTGGCCGGTGGCGGAGGTAATGGCGGTAATACCCTCATTGAGGACGGCGGTAGCGTCAAAAAGCGTCGCCGCGGGCGCACCAAAAAAGGCCCCGGCAAGGGGCGCGGTATGTCGACCGTGGTCACCGCGGGCGAAGAACTGGCGGAAAGCGCCGCTAAAAAAGGCCTTTTCGGGCGTATGGCATCCCGCGTCGGCGGCTGGTTCGGCAAAATCCCCGGTCTCAGCAAAGCCGGCAGTCTGCTTTCCGCTGCCGGCAGTAAGCTGGGGCTGGGTAAAGTGGCGGGCTGGCTCGGTAAAGGCGGTAAGTTTTTAGGGCGTCTCGGCGGTGGTGCATTCGGTGCGACCCTGCTGGCCGCGCCCACGCTGCTTGACAGTCAGGCGACGGCCCACGATAAGGGGGCGGCGGTCGGTTCCGGGATTGGTGCGGTGGCTGGCGGCGCGCTGGGGACGTTCGCAGGGCCGGTTGGCACCGTGATTGGCTCCACGGTCGGCAGCTACCTCGGTGATTACCTCGGCGGCTGGCTCACTGATGCTTACCAGAAAATCACCGGCGGTAATGACAATAATAACCCGCCCCCGCAAAAGGCCGAGGCCCGCGTGGAGCTGGTCGCGCCGCCGGGATGGGATGCCCGCAGTATTGATATAAATGACTCCGATCCCTTTGGTCTGGATCTGAATTTCTACAGCGGAGGTAACTATGTCCCTTACGGGTAACGGCAGCTTCCGCAATGTTCCCTTCCTTATCTATAAGGAACAGCGCGAGCGCGGCGGTCGCAATATTGTTAAGCGCGAGTACCCGCTGCGCGAATCCGGCGGAGCCGATGATTTGGGACCAAAACTGCCGGCGTTCACCTTCACGGTGATTGTTGAGGGTGATGACGCGCAGGCGCAGCGTAAGGCGTTACGTGATGCGCTGTATGCGCCGGGGGCTGGTGAGTTAATTCACCCTGATTACGGCACGTTAAACGTCCTTATCGACAACTTTGAAAGCCGTTATAACGTGTCTGAGCAACGCGTGGTGGAGTTCACGATTAACGCTACGCCACAGGCAAACGACACCGCCCCGGATGCGCAGAAGGACACGGCCACGGCGCTGACCACAAAAGCCGGCAACGGTCTTAACAGTATCTTCAACACTCTGGCGGACGGCTGGGCGGTGGTGTCCGATAACCTTCACGATCTGCAGGCGATGGCCGATACCGTCAGCGGGAAGATTGACGCGCTGGAAAACACGGTCAGCAGCGTCGGGATTATGCAGGATATCAGCAATTTTGCCGCCTCTTTTTCCGCCATGAAGGGCAATATTACCGCGCTCATTACCAGCCCGCTACGGATGGCGCAGCAGTTCGCCGGGGTGTTCAGCGGTCTGATTGCGCTGCCCTCACTGCCGTCACTGTCCCTGCTGTGCGACAAAAAGCGCAATCAGTCTGGCGGTACTTATACCGGCGCATCCCCTGTCGGAAGCCTGAGCACACCGGATGAAGCGGTCAGAAGTCAGGGGGGAACACAACTGTATCAGGCGCTGTCGGCGTTTCACGACACGCTGGTAACACAGGACAGACAGCGCGACCTGAACAGTCTGACGCCGGCGGCGCAGGCTAATATCCGCCTGATTCAGTCGGTCATGCAAAGTGCCGTTGTACTGGCTCAGGTGCAGACGGCGGCCAGTCTTCTGACGATTGCCGTCGCGCAGGCAGCCACGCCGGCAGGCACCGGCGCGACAACAGACACCCCGATAACCGTTTCGTTACTCCAGAGTGCCGCCGACGTACAGGCGGTCAGTCACATGCTCGGCCAGTCCCTCGACGCTCAGGTACTGGCATTTTCCGGTCAGGGATATACCCGTACCGCGCTGGCGTTACGTGAAGCCCGTCTGGCGCTGGTTGAGGATTTAACCACGCGCGGGGTTCAGTTGCCGGGCGTCTCGTCCGTGGCGGTTCGCACGACAGAGCCGACCCTGGTGACGCTTTACCGGGCGACCGGTAACAGCGTGCAGTGGCAGCGGTTTGTCCGCCGTAACGGCGTGGTCCATCCGCTCTTTATACCGGGTGGTTCGGTCGTGGAGGTGATAGATGAATAGCCGTATTGAGCTGTTTATCAGCGGGAAGGTGTTTTCCGGCTGGACGGGCGTCAGCGTGCGGCGCTCGCTGGAGCATCTTGCCGGCAGTTTTGAGCTGGAGTTAATGATGCCCGGTCAGCCCGCCCCGGACGGCATTACTCCCGGACTGCCGCTGACATTACAGATTAACGGCGTGACGGTCATTACCGGCTATCTTGATACCGTGAAGCACAAAATCACCGCCACCAGTAACAAAATCAGTATCACCGGCCGCGATAAAACCGGCGACCTGGTGGACTGCTCCGCTGTCTTTAAGGGCAGCCAGTGGCATAACCGCACCCTGGAACAGATTGCCGGTGACCTGTGTAAACCCTTTGGTATCCGGGTTATCTGGCAGGTTGACGACGCCACGGCCGCAAAACCCTTTGCCACTTTTACCCTGCAACTGTCCGAGACGGTCGGCGATGCGCTGACCCGTGCCGCCCGTCACCGGGGTGTTCTGGTCACCAGTAATGCCGATGGCGACCTGGTGTTTACCCAGGCAGGCAATCAGCAGACCGATACCCTGGAGCTGGGAAAAAACCTGCTGGACGCGGACTTTACCGACGACTGGCGCAACCGCTACAGCGAGTACCTGGTAAAAGGCCACGGCGGCGGCGGTGGTCATCAGGGCGACGCTAAAGCGGCAGCGCTGCTGGCCGCCCCCAAAGGCTCAACGGACGACAAGGCCGTTACGCGCTACCGCCCGAAGGTCATTCTCGCCGACCATAAAATCACCGCAGACGGTGCCCGGCAGCGGGCCATCCGCGAGGAGCGCCGGGCCATCGCCAAATCGGAGCGCTTTATCGCCAGTGTTGCAGGCTGGTTCCGGGAGAATGGCTCGCTGTGGGATGTAAATCTGCTGACCCGCGTTATTGCCCCGCGCGTGAACGTCGATAAGCGCGATTTACTGATTTGTCAGGTGGAATTCACGCTCAACAGCAAGGAAGGCGAAGTGACCCGCCTGACGCTGACCCCGCGCGACGGCTTTATTGTGCCGGCGGAACCGGACGGCAGCGGAACCGGCGGCGAAGGTGGTGGCGTTGACGCCTGGATCTTACAGCAGATGAAGAAACAGGGAATTAAATTCGATGAATGATGACATTCTCCAGAGAATGCTGGCCCCCCTGATGCGCGGTGTCCGCCTGCTGTTCGGGCGCGGCATTCTGACCGGCACCCGTGACGGACTGAAAATGCAGAATGCACAGATGACCTCGCTCGACGGCGAGACGTTTGATGATGTGGAACGTCCGCAGCAGTACGGGCAAATCAGCGTCCCGCTGCCGGGGGCGGAAACGTTTTTCGGTTGCCTGCTGGGCGACCGCGATCAGGCGGTGATTCTGGTCGTTGAGGATAAACGCTACCGACCGACAGGACTTCCCGACGGCGACAGCGGCATTTACCACTACGAAGGTCACCGCCTGCGCCTGACGAAGGACGGCCGCGCCATCCTGACGTGTAAAACGCTGGAGGTGTACGCCGACGCCAGCATCCTGTTTGACAGCCCGGAGAGCACGTTTACCGGCAACCTGACGGTACAGAAGAACCTGACGGTGCAACAGAACACCCATATTCAGGGCAATCTGGCCCTGGACGGCACCGGGAATGCTAAAGGCCATTTCACTATGTCGGATGCGACCATTGCTGGCGTGACCTACAGCGGCCATACCCACCACGAGAACGGTCGCGGCGGCAATACGGGAGGCCCGCAAAATGGCTGATATTGCGATTGTCTGGCGTAACGGTCGCGGCAATCTGGCGCTGAACGGCCCCGACCTGCTGACGGATAACAGCATTGAGACCGCCGTTGTTATCTCGCTCTTTACCGACCGCCGGGCGCAGCCGTCTGACCCGATACCGGACGGCACCACCGACCGGCGCGGATGGTGGGCGGACAGTTTTCGCAAACGCCCCATCGGCTCGCGCCTGTGGCTGCTGAACCGCGAAAAAACGCTGCCGGCAGTTGTGGAAAGAGCGGCGGCCTATGCGGACGAGGCGCTGGCCTGGCTGAAACCGGCGGGGCTGGTGAAGTCTGTCACCTGTACGGCTGCGCGCGTGGCACATGACCGCCTGCAGCTTTCGGTATTACTGGTTATGCCTGACGGCGCACGTCGCCCGATGGCCTTTGAAGCGGATTTAGAAGGGGTTTAAATGCCGTATCAACCCGCGCCCCTGGCGCAACTGATTAACCAGACGCAGCAGGATATCAGCCAGCGCCTGGAAGGCACGCTGCCGGGCCTGGATGAAACCACGCTGCACGCTATTGGTTACGCCCAGGCGGGACTCTCCGCCCAGGAGCATGAGCATCTTGCCTGGATAGCCCGCCAGATTATCCCGTCGGACGCCGACGAAGCCGAACTGCTGAAACACTGCGCCTGGTGGGGCATTGTCCGCAAACCTGCCTCACGCGCCGGCGGTCCGGTACAACTGACCCTGACCGACACGGCCACCGCCGACGCCGGCGTGCAGCTCCAGCGCGGCGACGGTGTGGTTTACCGTATTGTCACGTCAAAAAATGCCGGTGCGGGTACGCTGGAGGTTGAGCTGGAAGCGGTTGACGCCGGCGCTGCCGGCAACGCGCCAGCAGGTACGCTGCTGACGTTTATCACCCCGCAGGCGGGGATTGTGCAGACGGCCACTGTCACAGGTTCGGGTATAACGGGCGGTGCGGATGTGGAGTCATTATCCGAGCTGCTTTCTCGTCTGGAATTTCGCGTGCAGTACCCGCCGTCAGGCGGCACAAAATACGACTTTGAGCGCTGGGCGCGCGAAGTGCCGGGTGTGACCCGCGCCTGGTGTCTGCCGGAGTGGCCGCAGGCTGGCAGTCTGGGGGTAACGTTCGTCCTGGACAATAACCCGGATATTTTCCCTGGTGAGGGTGATGTGGCCCGCGTGGCGGAGTACATCAAATCCCACCCCGACCCTGCCACGGGTAAACCGGTCGGCCAGCCGCTGGGGCCGGTGGTGAAGACCTTTAAACTCGCCAATCACCCTGTGCCATTTCAGATAAAGATTGCGCCCAGTACGCCGGAGAACCAGACAGCAGTCAGACAGGCGCTGGTTGATTTGCTCTACAACGAAGCGAAGCCCGGCGGGATTATCCTGCCGTCGGCGTTCTGGCGGGCTGTTGCCAGCGTGAAAGCGCTGGATGACTTTGAACTCAGGTCGCCGCTGGAGTCCGTCAGCGCCGGCGCGATGGAGTTGCTGACTGTGGGGGATATCACATGGCTGTAACCCTCACGCCTCACCAGCGCGCACTCCTCCAGTTGCTCCCTGACGGGCTGGCGTGGAATAAAGTGCCGGATTCCACACTGGCTGCGTTGTGTCTGGGTTTGAGTCAGTCCACGGCCCGCGTGGACTGGACGGGGCAGCAACTGCTCGATGAGCGATTCCCGGACCGCTCGCGCCTGCTGCTGGATGACTGGGAGCACTTTCTGGGGCTGCCTGAATGCGACATGACCGGGGCCAGCCTGCAGGAACGACAGAGCTATGCCGGCAACAAGTACCAGATGAAACCCTCGCTCAACCGTGAGTTTTATATCCAGCTAGCGGCGGGTTTCGGGTTTGATATTGATATCCAGCCGTCCCCGGAGTCGCAGTGGATAAGCATTATTAATGTCAAAACGACCATTGGCTACCGGCATATGAACGTACTGGACAATATTTTAACGCCGCTGCGTATTTATGACGCCAGCGCGCTCGAATGCATTCTGAACCGCTACAAGCCTGCCTGGCAGACGTTTCGTTACGTCTATGAAAGCAGTCAGTCGCACAATAAGTAAGAGGTTATCATGTATTACATTGACAACAATTCCGGTTCACCTAACATGCCGCCGTTATCGCCGGCGCAAAGTAATACGCCCACCTGGTTCACCGAGGGCGATAAAAATAAAGGTATAAGCTGGATTGGTCAGGACTGGCTCAATATCCTGCAGGCGGAATTGCTGAATATTCTGAGCGAAGCCGGAATAAAGCCGGATAAGGGGAAGTTAAATCAGCTTACCCTGTCCATTAAGGCCATTATCACGGCAAATGCCTACACGCAGGCAAACAACCTGAAAGAAATCTTCGATGCCGGCGTTGAGGCTCAGGCTGCTGCGCGCGGTCATCTTGGCCTGGGGAAACTTGCCACCAAAGACAGCCTCGGCCCGGCAGACGTTAACGCGCTGGCAAAAGACCAGAACCTGAACGATGTCCCCAATAAAGCGCTCGCCCGTACCGCCCTCCAGCTCGGCAACAGCGCCACCCTCAATGTTGGCACCACCGCAAACACAGTGGCCGCAGGTGACGACAGTCGTATCACTGGCGCAATGCAAAAAGACCAGAACGGCGCAGATATCCCGGATAAACCAGGCTTTATCAAAAACATTGGTTTAAAAGAAACCCTCAATCCGACAAAACGCGTCAGTATCGGCAACATAGGAACCGGCGCTTTTGACGGCAGCACACCGAGCATCAATATCGGCGACAGTGACAGCGGATTTATCGGCAGTGCGGATGGTGTTATCGATATTTACTGCAATAACGCCAAAGTGGGCTATATCGATAACGCCGGGCTGCACATGTCAGTAGATGTTCTCACTAATGGTGCCATTCGTGCCGGCAACGCAAAAAAACTGTCACTGACGAGTAATAATAATTCGACAATGACAGCCACGTTTAATTTATGGGGCGACGCAAACAGGCCAACAGTTATTGAACTGGACGACGATCAGGGGTGGCATCTGTACAGCCAGCGAAATCCTGATGGTTCGATTGTCTTTACGGTCAATGGCGATATCACCGCTAACACGCTTCGTGCAGGCGAGGCCATCTATCAGAATAACGGCGACATCTTTGGTTCTGCCTGGGGTGGCTGGCTGAGTAACTGGGTTAATAATAATTTCGTCAGGGCGGTCAGACTGGGGCCACAGGCGATTTCCGGCGGTTTATGGCGCGATTATCAACTGGGCGGCGGTAATGTTGTCACAGGGTTCCATACTGACGGTAGCTGGGAAATGGAAGGTGATGACGACAAGGTCTATTACCGTCCCGTTCAGTTTCTTGTTGGTGGCACATGGATAACAGCGTCAAGCGTGTAATGAGGACAATCATGCAGAATATAAAACACTTTACGCCTTATGAACCGGAATCACCGGCATTCCCCGGTGCGGCATACCTTAAATCAGAGGATGGTCAGGACTGGTACGAATGCCAGAAACGTTTTGCAGATGAGACGCTGAAGTTTACTTACGACGACAACGGCGTCATTACCTGTATTACGCGGGATGTTTCGGGGTTATGGCCGTACAATCGCAGCGTGGCGGAAGTGCCTGATACGGAAGAAAACCGTCGTGCTGACATATCCGGGAGATGGCGCTTTGATGGTGCAAATATTACAGACCTCATGACCCCGGATAAAGCGCGCGAACAGAAAGCCCGGGAGATTGAGGCATGGCGTAATATTCAGGAAAACGCGAATTACGTTTTTGCGTTCAACGGCCGCAACTGGGACTACGGCAAGGCCACCCAGGAACGATTAAGCCTCTCCGTTCAGATGGCAAAAGCCAACAAATTACCGGACGGATTTATCTGGACGGACGCCGATAATAATGACATACCGATGACGTCTGGCGAGCTGATTAACCTCAGTGACGCTATTGACCAGGCGATGTTTACCAAAGGTCTGCAGATTCACATGCGCCAGCGGCAGATGAAAGAAGAGCTGGAGAAGCTGACCGACGCACAGGCTGTTATGGATTACGTTGTCGGCTGGCCCGAATAAAAAAAGAGGCTGCCTCCGTGAGAAAGCAGCCAGTCAAACACTTCTGGAAGGAAAATTAACATTATAGGAATACCGACATATTCTTTTCACATGCAGACCGGTTTAGTCAATGAGTAAATTTACCACCCCCGCGATTCTGGAGATGCTGGAGCACTACAGATGGCGCGTGTACGAACCGTTTGAGTTTTACCTGAGCGACGATAACAGCGATGTTATTGAGGTGCCTGCCGGTTTCGTTACCGATCTCGCCACCATTCCGCGCATCTTCTGGGCGTTCATGCCACCGGACGGTAAATACGCCAAAGCGGCGATTATTCACGATTACCTGTACGACAACGCACTACGCACGAAACAGGAAGCTGACCGGATATTCCTCGACGGGATGACGGTGTTAGGTGTGCCGCAGTGGAAACGTATAATCATGTACTACGCGGTAAGGTTATTCGGACGGGGAATGTACGGCAGGTAATATAAAGATAATATCGCTGTAATTATACCAGAAACCATTACACCAGCAAAGGAAAATAAGCCATGAATGAAGAAAAGTCGCAAGACACAATTGACTCCCTGAGCCGTCAGATCGTCGATGTTCTGCATAAAGAATTGGGGGATAAGTGCGGTAGTAACAGAAACTTCCCGGAAGCCATGTGGGTTGCCATGCAGGCCATTTGCGGCCCGCAGGTTGCCGCAGATACAATCAGATGTTGTCAGGTTCGCTCGTAATCGATTTAGAGCATCGCTGCTTTACAAGAGGTCGATTATTATCATAGGATAAACACCGAGCGTACACTCAGGCAGTGATGCAGGTTTACTGTCAGACCCCAATAGTTAACGCTATGCAGGGTCACTCTTTATGTAGTTCGTAGTACAGCATTGATGCGAAGTTTTATATCCGACCCAGTAGGTAGCACTACTGGGTCGTCCCTTTATGTGATGTCTGTGCATTCAATCAGCCAGTCCAGTATATCCCGTGGTTCAGTAAGTTTTTCGGGCATAGTGATATATTCATCTTCAACTAAGTCTTTCATTCTGGTCAGGTTAAAATCAAACGTCTCCTCATTTTTCTGCTTATCAATGTTCATTTTTATCTCTTTTATCTATGTAAATCATTCATAAAGTCTATATGCTTCCCACACTGCGGCATATTGGTTATATGTATTAAATAAATCAAAACGATCGTTTTTGTCGATCGATAGGTTATACTGACACCTCCAGTGGCAACACAGGAGGCAGTAATAAATGCCACATAACGTAAGATGCCGGCATTGCAATAAACTGCTCGCAAGAGCCAGTTTTGACTTCATAGAGGTCAAATGCCCGCGCTGTAAGACACTCAACATCATCACCTCATCGAGCGCCATCGAGCACCCCACATACACAAGGAATCGCACCTGTGGGGAACAAACAGCAACACATTCCACCCGATAACACCATCACCTACGGTTCTGTATGCAGCGGCATAGAAGCCGCTACCGTCGCCTGGCACTCGCTTGGCTGGGACGCCACCTGGTTCAGTGAAATAGAGTCTTTCCCCTGCGCCGTTCTGGCGCATCACTGGCCGTCAGTCCCGAACCTGGGCGACATGACCCAAATAGCAGCACGCATCCAGTCAGGCGACGTTCCGGCCCCTGATATCCTTGTGGGCGGCACACCCTGCCAGGCTTACAGTTTGTCAGGCAAGCGCCAGGGATTAAAAGACCCTCGTGGTCAGCTTACGCTCGCCTTTGTTCAACTGGCAGACCAGATTGATAAAACCCGCCTGGAACAAGGCAAACCACCATCAATCATCGTATGGGAAAACGTAACGGGAGTATTAAACAGCCATGATAATGCATTCGGTTATTTTCTCGGTGCGCTGGCCGGCGAACGTCGCCCGTTACAGCCAGCAGGGAAGCGGTGGGCAAACGCTGGTGCTGTGTCTGGACCATCGCGTACCGTTGTCTGGCGAACTCTCAGTGCCGAATTTTTCGGAGTCCCCCAGTCACGTAAAAGAGTGTTTGTTATGGCAAGTGCTCGACCAGAATTTGACCCCGGAGCGATATTATTTGAGTTCCCGACTGTGCCGCCGCGCACTGAGAACTATTACGGAACACAGAAAAAATCCGCATCCAGTACTCATTCAGGTATTGAAAGAGAATTCCATCGATACTGCTTTGACGCCATCCCCGACACCGCCGGAACGCTGATTGCTGGCTATGACGGTACAACCAGTCAGGACATGAAAATGCGCGGCGGTCTGATAGTTGAACAACATCCACGCCTGAGAGTTCGACGACTCACGCCAACGGAGTGCGAAAGGCTACAGGGATTTCCAGTGGGCTACACAGATGTTCCGTGGCGCAGCTCGTCACCGAGGCATCGATACAAAGCACTCGGAAACTCAATGCCAGTTCCAGTTATGAGATGGATTGGTGAGAGGATTCAAAAGGCTTTAAAAGGGGTTTAA